GCAACACACATCTATGCGATCCTCAGAAATTCGTAGAATGGTTTACCCTGCATACCGTAGTGTTCGTGATATTGAATAAAGGTAAACCCAAGAGACTTTAACCATTTGATAGCAGAATCGTTCTCTGCATATACAAAATTATATAGGATTTTGTATTTTTTCAACAGGTTATCAACCCATTTTCGACCTTTTCTTATTAGTTGTATTTTATATTTGTTATTTTCAAACAACTTATCTGTAGAAACCATCCATATAACACCACCATCTACCACCCCACAAAGACCCATAGGTTGATCATTATCATCAGCTATAGCCATATTTACCTTGCTGCACATATAAGTTAACTGAAGGGCTTGTAGAGGTTCTTGTCCTGATTGGTAGAAAGCTTCTATCTTATCTACTTCTCTCATATTCTTAGCAACATATCTAAGGTCTTGTAAACTAGCTTTTCTTAAATGCCCCATCTACACCCTCCTACTTCTCATATGGAATCTTGCCTCATATTCAGCACTGTTTAATTTTGTTGGTAGGAAAGTACTATTCTTTATATCAATATCAACTCTATCTGCTCTGCTCATTATAGGAACTCTAAATGTTCCTGTTTCAAGATTTACAGAACCTATGGTACTAGAAGCAGCACCTAATAAATTACCTGTAAATTTATGAGTGGATGTGTCTCTATTTTCTGGTGTTACTTCTACTTTAAAGAATCCTGTATTTTCAAACTTAATGTAGAAATGATGCAGTTGTAAACGACCACTGATAAATTCACCACCAGCACTACCACCTGGTACTTGTTCTGTTAATCGTTGAGCAGAGAATCTATAGTGCATTTCAAAAGGTTCACCAATAATAACTTTTGATAATCTGTAATCACCTATAGCTGAGACAGTTAAAGTAGAACCATCAGTATTAGTTGTAGTAGTACTTATAACCTGTCCAGCACCTAATGTTGTGGCACTTGTATTGGGTGCAGAAATAAAGGTACTGGTTTCACCTGATGCCAAATGTCTACCTACTACAGCCATTTGTGCATAAGTTCTATAGGGTAAAGTCCAAGTTGTTGTATTTGTACTGCTTACATAAGCTACAGATACACCAGTAGAAGCTTCTGTTAATTTATGATCTAGATGAAATTCAAAGTCTGCATTAGTCTCTGTAAAGTTAGATTCAAATGGTAGCTTTTCTATAGAGGTAACATTATTACTATTCCTAACGACCATAAATAAATCAGTATCAATAAAATCTACATTTAGTATTGTCTTACTGCTATTTAAAATAAAAGTAGACCAAGCATTTAATATCTTCTGTCCTCTATCTCCATACAACCACCTGTTGATATAAAGTTTGTTTGGATTATCACTACCGATAAGAACCAAAACATCTTCATTTGTAGAAGCGGCCATCTTAAATATGTTTGCTGGTATGTATTTAGGAACATGAATAGTAATATCTGCTGCTTCTTTTATCGTCAGATCTTCCATCGTTACATATTCTCTTACCCCTGCAAATAAACCTTTCTTTATAAGAAAATAAATACTTCTTCCACTAGATACAGGAACACTATTGGTATCATTTTCAAATTCAGTTGCCACGTTTACGTTTGCTGTTTTTGGTGTCAAAGCATCAGAAGAAGATGACAACACAAATTGTGTTTGATCTGAAAACAATATAAGTTCTTCACCCATTGTCTTAGCATGTTTCAGTATTGAAACCTTTGTATGGGAAGCTGCTACATCTATAGGGTCACTATCAATTACAGATAAGACTGTTTCTGGAAAGAAGTTAAAAAACTCTGAAACCCTTGATAACACTACGTTATCATCAGTTAAGAATCCTAATCTGTTTCTAAAGAAAAAGACGTTATTAATTTTATTACCAACAAAACTAGGGTTGGGTGCCGTTATTAAATCACCAACAGTACGTTCTCCCCATAACGGTAAAGTAAAAGTAGTTCCACTAACGGTATAAGTGCCACCATCAACTCTTGCAAAAATAAAATTACCGTCTGATTGTCTAATCAAGACATGAGGCATAGTGTCATAGTTAAATTTAAAATTTATTCCTGGTTTAAGAGTTTCTTCCCACTGTCCTTCTTCAAATGCCCCACCATTATTAGTAACAAATTTAACGAAGTAATTATCAAAGTTTGTATTATCGTCACCTTTCACTTCAACAACATAGTTATTAGGTGAAACTGTAGGCAAATCAGAAAATCTTTGTACTGAATCTTTTACTGTTGTTATTTGTGTATTACCTTGAGTGTCATTGCTATCAATAGTAAAGATACTGAAATCATCTTTTCTTATATATAAAACAGGTCCGTTTTGATCAATAGTAAAACCAGATAGAGCAGAACCTGATGTAGGTGATTCACTATTTTGACCTAACAATTTATCTTTTATCTTTGTCGCTACAGTTGTCGTACTTAAAGGATTATCGCTACTTGTATCATGCGTAGCTGTAGTGCTATTAACAGTAACGGTATAACTAGTTTTATCTGATACCTGATTAAAAAATACTATTGCCTGTGTTTGTGTTCCTCCACTTAAAGTAGAGTCCATTGCAATAACTTTTGATGTATTAACAACAAAGGTAAAGTCAGCAATAGTTACAGTTTTTATTTCACTTCTTGGATTTGATGTTGCTAAGTAAGTAGTACCATCAGGTGTGTTAACAGTTTTTAAAGTTCCGTCAATCTCATAAACTTTTATAGCACCATTAGTAAATACTGAAACATATCTTTCTGTTGTATCTCTATTTATCGTATGAATATGAACATTAGCATCAGTAGGAAAGCTACTAAGAGTTGCTAAGTATTGAGTACCACTACGCTTCTGTAAACCCTGCACAGGACTGCTATCAGCATTGTCCTGTATATCAGCATGGTCTGGTTGTTTTGTAGAGTCAGAAGCTTGTGAAACTCCTCTGAGCAAAGTAGGAATTGCTCTTGATACTATTGCCATAGTTACCTGATTAAAGCTCTAGAAGGACTGTATGTATCAAACACACTGGTTAATGATGGATCTCCTCTTAATAAATTATGATCTCCATTCTCCAAGTCTGTTTCCATCAGTATAGCTCTAGCTCTCACTTCGTCCTGTTGACTAAAAGATCTTAACCCTTCATCACCTACCAACCTATCAACAAATACTCTGGAAGCTTTGATAGTTATATATCTTCTGGCAGGTTCTGGTATCTCATCAAAATCTCTCAAGAATACAACAGTACTTTTAAGATCTGCTTCAAATTCAAAGGTATGATTTTTCCTATCGTAAAACTTAAGACCCCTTTGAATTGCATCAACATCAGGATGATAATGAATATTAGGATCAGCACTAATGACATTAGCTGCAAGATTAATATTGTTACTGGAATCTCTGGTCAAAACAACATCAATCTCTGTATTGAAAGACCAAGCTTCTGATTGAACTTCCTTGTTAATTTCTGACAGAGTATTCTGTGCCAGTTTTGCATCAACAGGTAAAGTACCTGTCAACGTATTTATGGGAGCTTCCCCAATAGAAGCCAACATAATGTTAATAGCTTCTAGTTCAGTGCTTGCAGCTACAGTCATGGTTTAGTACTTTTTTATTTTAAGTGATTCTCTACCACCCATCTTTTTCTTTTTTTTCTTCTTCATCATCTTTCCGTAAGCCATAGTGTTCTCCAAATAGTAGGAAAAGAGTACCCATTACTGAGTACCCTTTTATGTGAATTAAGAAGCAGATAGCTTGATTGCTGCTGCACACTCTGGACGGAGAATACCGTGACCAAGAGCATATTTAGCAACCATCAATGTACCTTGATACATAATACCGTAGTCCTGACCACTGATCTCAGTTGTCATATCCATTAGCTTAACTGTTCCTACAGCAGACTTATGGAAGACAAGACCAATAGTTTTACTATCGTCACCAGCATAGCTGTTATTTGTACCAGTAACTTCACCTGAAACGTTTGACTGAGGTACGTTGTTACTCATCATTACAGGAATACCTGCAACCATTTGCACACGACCAGAAGCAAAAGAACCATTGCCACCTGGGTTGAAGTCAACATCTACTGTTCTTGTAGCAGACTCAGCAAGTTTGTAGTACTCAGCAGGTGGTAATACACAGAAACGATCTGTTGGAGGGATGTCTCTCTCGTCAAATGTTTGTGCAATATCATAGATAGCAGCAGCTATCTCATCACCAGTTACGTTTGCTGAAGCAGTATTACCAGAAGCAAGTGTTAAGGTAAGTCCACCAGCAGGGCCAGTAATTGTTGAAGATGCACGACTCGCATTTGCGATTACCTTTGCTACGTTTTGATCATAAGTTTTAGCTAAAGCCTTACCTAATTCATCAGCATAAGTAGCCCTTACATCGTAATGGTTCTTAAGCTCATCTAGGTTCGAGACAAATGCCTGTGAAATAAGTAGATCATCAATAGAAATAACTCTTTCACCTGCTCTGATTTGGTTAGCACCTACTAATGGGTTGCCAGGTGTGTGATATGCAGCAGTTGCTGTTCCTGTTACAGGGAACTGTGCTGATTTACCTGAGGTTATTGTACGAACAGAGTGTAATGCGTCATTGAAAATGTTGTTACGAGCAAATGCTGTAAGAACTTCTCCACTGAACACTTTAAGAAACAGAGCGTCAAAGCCTGTTCCACTATTGTTCACCAGACCTAGGCGTGAAACTGTGGCGTTAGCCATAATTTAAACTCCTTTGGATTGATTAATAATTTGAGAAACTAACTTCACTACTGTCTGTTTTCTCCAGTGGTATCTGACGCATCAGGCACTTTTGATATTAAGATTTTCGTTTTGTTAAGTTTATACTGAACCGCAATTCCACTTGCGTAATGCAAGAGCTTTGCGTGTCAACTCACCATCTTTCTTTAACGGTCCTTTTACTTTAGACATCCTTGCACAGAAGGATTTTCTTCTGGCTTTCTGTCTAAGTGAAAGACCTGTCTTTTTAGTAACAGGGGCTTGCAAGTTTCCACCTGTTGCTCGGTTATATTTCCTACGACCAGAAGCAGTAAGACCCCCTGTGGGATCTTTGTCTTTCTTGGTAAGAGATACTCCCTTCGACATAAAGGAAAGATAAGTAGTTATTTAAAATGTAACACGTTTATGCAATCTTTAAACTCTTTCGTCCTTTTCTCCTTTTATGATTGTAAGAAATTCTTTTACTGCTGGTCTTTTCTGATTTAAATCTAGCCTTTTCTTTAGCACTCATTTCACCTGTAGTCTTTGGTGTTTTACTACTAACTCTTTTTGAAGGTCTGCAAGCAGGGTAAGGTCTACCTTTCTCATCCTTTCCTCTACCACAGTCTTTACCTGTTTTAACATCTACCCACTTTTCATCAAACCATCTTTTAAGACTCATTTGCCTATTTGTTTTTGTGCTTTATTGTGAGCAGATTTAAATGATGCTCCTTCACGCATAAGCTTTTTCATCATGTCCATATGTTTTTTGGAATGATG